GTAGCTAAAATACCTTCAACGATAGGATTGCCTGCTGGAGATTTATAACCTTCAGTTAATTGGACAGGATTAACCTGAAACGCTTGGGTTTCAATTAGTACTTGTTTCATTACTTTTTGATATCACCATATCCGCTTGCTTTGTACTTTCCTTTTGCTTCTTTTGGTTCACCTAAACCAGGAGCTTCTTTAGTATATCCAATTCCTTTAATTCCAAAAGCAGCATTTTCTACGTAGTGTGAACGATTTTTAGCTAAATTTTTTCTAACAATTTCTTTTAATTCGTCAATTGTTTTTTCAGAGTTTTTAGGATCTTTCATTTCAGCATAGTATCCTTTTAAGAATTCTTCACCATATACGTTATCGATATTTTTATCATTAACCTTATTAAAGCCCATTTCGGTTTCGTAAGTTTCTACTTCTTTAGAAATATTTTTTTCAACAGCTTTAACTGTTTTTTCGGCCATTGGTTTTGGTGCTTCAACTGGGTTTTCTTGTTGTGAAGCATATGTTTTACCTACACCACCAGCTACTGTATATTCTTCGTTTACGTATGAATTAAATGCTTTAAACGGATCAAATGTGCGTTGAGTAACAATTCCACCTCCTACAACCATTTCACTTAAAATACCTCTTTGCTTTAAAATAGTTGTAGCTTCACCGTATGTAGCAAAATTAGTAACATATTCTGGGAATAATCTACGAGCAGACTTTAAGAACATATCTTTATGTCCTTTGCCTTCCTGGATTGAATTATATTGTTCTTGTAGAGTTTTCATGTTATAAGTAGAATAATACAGCTCCTGAAGATAAAGAAGCACTTGTTACAAAAATTGGTACAGTTGTTCCTGCTGGGATAATCCAGTTAGGGGTTGCTAAAGTTCCGTTATTAGCATCTCTTAATCCAGTAAAGGTAGCAGAACCTGAAACTACAGTAAATCCAGCAAATGAGCCAGTTACTGACGTTGTTGATACTATTCCGGTTGGATTAACGGGTATATTTGCCATTGTTTACTTGTTTAATAATTCTTCAATATCGTTTAAATATTCCATAATCAAATCTGTAGGTACTACTACAGAATATGATTGTGGGTTTTCTTTATAGTATGCTATTGTTTCGTCTTTTGCTCTATCAATAGCGGGGTATAAACTGTTTAATCTAGCCTCGATTGCTTTAAAAGCCGCAATACGTTGATTTTGGAACTCTAATCTTTTAGGATCCGCCTCGTTTAGTCTAGATTTTAGTTTGTACTTATACATACTTATAAATATTATTCTTTTCCCCAGAGGTATTTAGTATCTATTGCTTTAGATTGAGCAGCTAGTTTTTTACTATTAACGGGTTTAAATCCAAATGCTTTAGTATAATAGTTGTTTTTTACACCTGTAGCTCCTGCTTTAGGTCCTTTACCTAATGAAGCACCAGGATTAGCTTTACCTAATTTTTTCATTTTAGGGGCCAATCTAAAAGCAAATGGTGTAGCATATTGCCCACCTAATCCAGGTGAAAACGAACCTGCTCCAGCCCCTCCTCCAGTACCAGTCATTTCGAACATACCTTTAATCTTTTGGTATTCTGAAGGGTACTTATTACGCATATGTGTTCTAAGATTATTCCTTAAAACTCTAAATTGATTGTAAATTTCTCCGAATTTAGGATCATTAATTACTTCAGAATCAGTAGAAATTGTTTTAAGTGTATCTAAAGCACGATTAATATCCTTTAAAAGAATTTCAAAATCAGGAACGTATATTACATCTGATTCAAATTCTTCCTCACCACCAGGTGTGGGTTTGAGGATGAATTTTTTTCCTCTAACTACTTCTTTAATTTTATCGATTAGTCTGTCCATTGGCTGCTTTAAGTTCTTCTACGAGTTCGCAGTATTGGAGTAAGTCAACTATATTCTCGTTTTTAATAGGATAATTTTTTTCTATCTCAACGATAAGAGGTAATACTTCACTTAATTTAATTTGTACAGCTTTATCTGTAATATTTTTGCTAATAGCAGTTAATTCTTCTTTTAATTGTTGGATTCTATTATTATAGAATGTTCTTAATTTTGGAGTTGAATCAACTGAAGTGATAAATTCTTTAAGTACCTCTTTTTGTGAAGGGTAAAGATCAGAGTATTTACCATTAAATTTCTCTAATAAGATCTTATAAGTTAACATTCTTACGTCATGATCATATGTTTGAAATTCTTGTAAAACTTCGTCTTTAACTTTTTCCTGGTTAACAGGTCCTAGTGTAAGGTGTTCTAGGATTGTATATTTGTTAGATACAATTTGATCTGGGCTGATTAATTCAGATGATTGTTGGGCCTCAACTAGTGTATAAAAAGCAGCTTGTGTTTTATAGTTTGGGAGTTTTGTTTTAAAGAACTCGTCTAAATTATAGTGCTTTTTAATCTCGTTAATAAGATTATATTTTTCTCTTTTAAGAGTTTTTCTATTAAGCTTATTAGCTGATTCTAATAGGGTTTGGATAAATAGATTTGAACGAGTTTCGTTTAACTTTTTACTTTTAGTTAATGTCTCGTATAATTTAAGTTCTTTACCTAATTCGCTTTTTACGAAAAATTTCTTAATAATATTTAACGCGGGAGATTGACCACCGTTAAGGGTGTCTGCTGTTACTTGACGTACCAGCAATTCAAATAGAATACCCGTATTTTTATATTTCGAATGTTTAATATTCATTCCTATTAGGATTTATTATAAATATATTAAGATATTTAATCAGTCAAATTAGACTCATCTAGCAACGATTCTTTTGCTTTATCGTTTTCAAATACTAGCTTCTTTTGAAGACCTTCTAGTAAAGTTTTATTTTTAGCTAATTCAATTTTAGTAGCTTCTAACGCTAAAGGTGAACCACCTTTATATGTAGTTTTAATAGATACTTCAGTATCATCTACTTTCATATCTTTTCTTCCTAGTCTATCTTTACCAAAATTATCATCTTGAGTATTTCTATTAGATGATTTTTCTTCAGGACGACCTAATTCTTTTTTCTCATCATATCCATCTGGTAGTGAGTTATCTTGGTATCTTTCTCTACCATATAAAGATGCTAAATCGTGTGGTGTTCCGTATGAGCGACCTGTTTCAACTGGATCGTTACCTTCTTCAGCAATTTGTGTATTACGGAAAGCACGTTTTTGATCTTGAATGATCAGATCTCTATATTCATCGTACTGATCCTGACTGAATTGGAATACGTTATCGTAAATCCAATCTGATGGGATAATTTTAGTATCCAGCATATCTTTAGCTAAAGTCACTTTTTCTTTCAATAATGCAATTTTTTCTTGTTCTGCAATAATTGAAGGAGTAGTTAAAGTTAGTTCAAAATTTGTTAAGCTTTCACCATCATATCCTTGAGTATAAAGGTGTACTAAAGCAATCTTGTAAAGCTCAGATAGTAGGATTCTTTGGATACGATCAATTGTACGAGCAAAACGAATATCTTCAGCAGCCAATGTAGCTTTACCTGTTAGATCTTTTTCGTAGCCCATGAATGCTTTAGGTACCTTAAGAGCAGCAAATAATTTATCTCTTAAGTAAGCAACGTCTTCAATACCATTATATTCTAGACCTTTTGTAGTATCAATTTTAGTTGTAGTATCATTACCTCTTACTGGGATATAGAAGTCCTCAAGTAAGTTTTGCATGTTGTATTTCAAGTTATATTCACCTGTTTTCTCATCCATCAATGGAGTTTTCTTCATTGTGTTGATAGTTTTTTGCATAAATGCATCAACATCTTGGGGTGGGATATTACCTACGTTAATGTAAAAAATACGTTTTTCTGGGGCGCGAGCAATTCTGTGGATAAGCATCGCGTCTTCCATCAACACATATTGCTTGAATAAACGACGTGCTGGTTCAAGGTATGAACGACCATATGGAAGATAGTTCACATCAGTTAATAAACGGAAGTGAGCTATCTCGTAGTTATCAAATACAATCTGATTTTCTAGAGGTTTAGTATTTGGGGTTTGATAGTAACCAGAACCACCAGTGTAATAACCATCTGGTGAATAAAGAAACTGAACTTTGGCTGGGTTAGCCATGTCAAAGTTTTCGCGTCTTTGGATATGGTATGCTGTGTAAGGGATTACGTTGTAAACACCATATTTTTCTGCGATTTCTAGCTTTAAAAAGAAATCACC